CTATGAAGCCGCTGTCGCTAAGTTCCTGGAAGTTCTTGGTGGTGCTACTATTAAGCCCTCTTCCGACATTAGGGCTCTGATTCCTAAGAAGGAAAAGATTGCGGGAACCAAAGTCAATCGTGAAACCTTCACCACTCTTCGAACTTCCAACAGCGAATGGCGCTATGCCTGGATGCCTGCCACTGATGAGGCTCTGGACGCTGACACTAAGTATTATATCCCCACACTTCGCAATAAGCCTTTGAATGAGGATAGTGGCTATACTACTGATTTCTTGAACGTTGTGGCTTCCTTGAAGCGTCTTGGTCTTATCGAAGAGGATGCTCTGATTTTCTCTGGCTCTCCCGCTATGCAGAAAGCCATTGCTAAGGATGAGGAAAATCTGGATAGTTGGGTTAATATCAACAAAATCGTGGACAAATTCTATGCCATGATGACCCCTACTCTCCTGGACAAATTGTCTTGTGCAAACGTTTCTTTCTCCAACCTCAATCTTCCCAACATGAATAAGTCTATGCTAGACATGCCTCTTTTCCAGTCTTACAAAGAACATCCTTTCATTCAGTTCTGTGAGAAAGTTAGGATTATGGTTCACGAGTCAGATGCAGTTAAAACTCAGTTCCAGGATGTTTGCCGCATCAATCAATATTTCCGTGGAATTAGTCTTAGTATGGACGGAACCCTTACCAAGCTTCAAAACGAAAAGAACAGGTTTGATAAAAAGTACCCTCTTGCTAGCTTCAATACTTGGAGGGCCGATTATGCCGAACTGCTTTCAATGGTTCGATATATGACCGCTATGGATCTTCTTGAAGAAAAAGAGAATGAAGCAACCGCTAAGGCAGTATAATACAAAAGGAGGAATACATGAGTAATAAGACCGGAGCATTCATCTTGACTGGTGACTCTGTTACCGCAGTAATCGGAGCCGTTAACTACACAATGGACCGCTCCCACTCAATGTTTGCTGAAGTTCTCAACTCTATCCGTGCTGCTCAGAAGAGTGGTGACTGGTCTGATGTTGAGACCCGCTTCAACATCGCCAATAAGCTCTCTACCACAGGCAATGAACTGTGGTTCAATAAGGAAACTGGGGAAGTCTACTGGAACCTGGAACCTCTCAACAATGTCCTGTCTGATCGTATTGCTGATCTCTGGCGTGATGGATTTGATACTGAGCCCCTGTTGGCTTTCTGTCGCAATCTGTTTGCCAATCCCAGCCAGACTGCCATCAACGAACTCTATGATTTTATGGAAACCAACGTCCTGCCTCTGACCCTTGATGGTTGTTTCTTGGCCTACAAGAAGGTTCGTGAGGATTACAAGGACTGTTACACCGGCACCATTGACAACTCTGTAGGTGCTGTTGTGGAGATGGACCGCAATATCTGCGATCCTGTCCGTGAAAACCATTGTTCTACTGGCCTTCATTTCTGTGGCTTATCCTACCTGACTTGCTTCGGTGGTGAGCGTGTGATGATCGTGAAGATCAACCCCAAGGATGTTACCAGTATCCCCAGTGATTACAATTTCGCCAAGGGCCGCTGCTGCAAGTATGAAGTGGTTGAGGAGTACGGCGGAACCGATGTCCAGCGTTATGAGGCTTGGTCTTCTTCCGTTGCAGATTGGGATGATGAGTTTGAAGGTGATGACTCCATTAATCCTGAGGATCTTTGCCAGGAATGTGGGTATGAGCCCGATGAATGCCATTGTGACTTTGACCCCGATCCAGACCAGCTTGCTGAAGAAGAGGGTAACCACATCATCACTGGCATCACCAACCCTGTTCGTAGGGCTCGTTTGGCCGCTGGCCTCACTGCTCTGACCGTTGCCAATTTCATGAACCTTAGCCTTAACGCTTTCTTCCACATTGAGCGTGAGGGTGCCAAGCCTTCTCCTTCGGTGGTTGGTAATGCCCTCTCAGCCATCCAGAAAATTGCTAAGAGCTTGGGAGACCGTTAAGAAAAAGGGAAGTAAGTATGGAACTCCCTTAGTAGTCTAAGGGAGTTCTTTTGTTTAGGAGAATAAGATGGAAAGAATTCTAGCAAGCATTGAAAAGGTTCTAGCATTGGACCCTATTCCAGATGCAGATAAGATTGAAGTGGCCACAATCAAGGGCTGGAAGGTAGTTTGCCAGAAGGGTCTTTATGAAGTTGGAGACCTAGCCTGCTACTTTGAGGTAGATTCTTGGATTCCAACGGCTGTAGCCCCGTTCCTGACCAAACCAGACCATTTCCCGAAGGTTTACAACGAAGTTGAGGGAGAACGCCTGAAGACCGTGAAACTAAGAAATCAAGTATCCCAAGGTCTTCTGCTACCTCTATGGGAGGAAACTATCAAGGATAAGGTTCAAGGGCTTGAAGAGGGCACAGACCTCACAGAACTGTTAGGTATCCAGAAATGGGAGCCCCCAGTCCCTGCTCAACTTGCAGGACTAGTAAAAGGAATGTTCCCACCTTTCATTCGTAAGACGGATCAGGAACGTATTCAAAATCTAACCCATTATTTTGAGAAATACAAGGACAAGAAGTTTGAAGTGTCCATTAAACTTGATGGATCTTCTATGACTGTCTACAAAAAGGATGAAGATTTTGGAGTTTGCAGTCGTAATTTGGATTTGAAAGAAGATACCTGCAATTCTTTCTGGAATACAGCAAACAAACTAAATCTTCGTGAAGACCTGACTCGCATTGGTAGAAATATCGCTATTCAAGGGGAGCTTATTGGAGAAGGCATCCAAAACAATCCTGAAAAAATCAAGGGCCAGGAATTCTATGTCTTTGATATTTGGGACATTGATAAACGCCGCCATCTTACTGCTCCTGAAAGAAAAGAGGTTCTTTCTCTTCTACCCCAACTAAAGACTGTACCCATTCTACATGAATCTTACCCTGTATTTGTAAGTCATGACACTATGGACAAAATCCTAGCTTTTGCTGGTGCTGGCCCTTCTCTTAATGCAGCTATTCGTGAGGGATTGGTCTTCAAGTCAGTAGAAGTAGAGGGAGAGGAAGTCATTAGTTTTAAGGCCATAAATAACCAATATTTAATTACTCATGGTGGTTGAATTTTTTCCCAAGTCTGCTAGCAGCTATATTTTTTCTATGCTCTTCAGATTTGGGTTTACCCTTCAGCCCCTCAGTTATTTTCATCTTATGTTCATCTGACTTAGGCCCCTTCATTCTCTCTCTTGTTTCCTCTGAGTGTTTAAAGGCTCTTCTACCAGCTTTGAACTCCTCAGAACGAGGAACCCCAACAAGTTTTTGTGATCTCTTCTTTCCAAATTCCGGGTCTTCTTCCATTTTTCTCTTAGCCACTTCTCTCATTAGTTTTTTGGTTTCTTCAGAGGCTTTTTTGCCAGTGTTAGCCACCCTGATCTTCTCTTTAGTCTCCTCAGATAGTTTTGTTCCTAATCTAGTTTTACCCGCTATTGGGTTGCTATTATAACCCTCAGTTGCAGACCTGTAAAAATCAATGTAAAACTGTTCTCGTTCTATCAATCTTTCTGTTACACGCTCCAAAATAGTTATATGTAGTTCCCCATATTTATTCCATGCAGCTTGCAGCTTTTTGGAATGATGGCTACCTCTTTCTAACATGATTAAGTGGTCTTTTAACCTTCGTAATATCCCGCGAGAACTCCCTGCTGATCCAATATAACATTTTCCTGAGTTTGATGCTAAACGGTATATTCCAGACCCCTGCAACTCACTTTTGTTGGTTTCCAGGCTAGCTTTTGATAGTTGAAACATCTTGAACCTCAGTAATAGCAATTGAAAGTTGATTAATCAACAATACTTATCTATTAAAGGAAAAGTAATGAGCCGAAAGCAGCCCTCAAGCCACCCAGTCCCATATGATCCATGTAGCCCTGAAGTAGCCTCCCCTACCCCAAAAGTTAAGGGTAAAATTATTGATAAAGAAAAACGCGATCTCATAACGAAAGTTACTCAAGTTCTTATTAACGATGGAAACTCTCGTCTGGCCTCTCAGTTCAGTGAAGCTTTCATCGTTAATGATTCTAAGTCTGGTTGGGCGGATAAAGACGGTGTTGTTATCTCCGTACAGGAATTTCGAAACACTTTAGAAGCCGGAGTCTACTCTGCTGGTATGACTAACAATGGACAGCCCTATCTCATCAAAGAAACTCCGGTTACTGATGAATTAATGGTGCTTCCTTCTGGAAAAATGCCAGAACTTATGAGAGAATTCTCTCGTTTTTGGACCCTAGAGGACACCTTTGCTACTAACGGCTTCATGCATAAACGTGGTATTTTTCTAGTAGGGCCTCCGGGTGGTGGCAAATCTAGCACCATTCAACTGCTGTCTAAAACTCTTGTAACTGAGTTCGATGGCATAGTTCTCTATCTTGAAAATCCCAATATTGGTTACGCCTGCCTTCGTATGATTCGCTCTATTGAGCCTGAGAGGAAAATTATTTGCATCTTGGAGGACTTTGAT